TCTAACGGAGTAAGAAATGCCCAAAGTAAAAATCAGCGAATACTCGCAAACCGCAGCCAATAATACCGACATCAACAGCATTAATTTGTCAGAGGGCATGTTGCCTTCGGACGTAAATAACGCCATTCGTGAGTTAATGAAACAACTCAAGGACTTCCAAGTAGGTTCACAGGGCGATCCGGTAACCGTTGGTGGCAACCTCGTGGTGAGCGGTACGAGCAACCTGATCGGAACCACCGTAATTGACGGGCTGACATTCCCAACCGCAGACGGTACTAACGGCCAGTTCATTAAGACCAATGGCTCTGGAACCCTGAGTTTTGCGGCTGGTGGCGACGTTTCTGGCCCCGCATCCAGCACAGACGGCAACATTGCGGCGTTTACCGGAACCTCCGGCAAGATCATCAAGGACAGCGGTAAGGTTCTGCCCAGCGGAACTATCGTCGGCACTTCTGATACCCAGACGCTGACCGGCAAGACCCTGACCGATCCAGCAATTATCGGCACAATCCTTGAGGACGTCTTTACCATTACCGATGGCGCTGCCTTTGAGATTGATCCTGGCAACGGTTCTATCCAGTTGATTACTCTTGGTGCAAGCCGTACTCCCAAGGCTACGAACTTCGCTGCTGGCGAGGCAATCACGCTGATGGTCGATGATGGCACAGCGTACACGCTGACCTGGACTGACAGCACCTTTGGTGGCTCTGGAGTGGTGTGGAAGACTGATAACGGTTCTGCACCTACGCTGAACACTTCTGGATATACTGTAATCGTGCTGTGGAAGGTATCTACACAGGTCTATGGCGCTCGTGTTGGCAACGCTTAAATGGGACGATTTCGAGACTTAACTGGTGAGCGGTTTGGCAGGCTTTTAGTTTTGCAAAAGAACGGCTACAACAAACATCACCAGTTATATTGGTTGTGCGAATGTGATTGTGGAAATCGCAAGAATGTGCTTGGGTTTGTATTAGGCCGTGGAGAATGTAATTCTTGTGGCTGCCTGCAAAAGGAAAGCATTGCCAAGGTAAATTACAAACATGGCATGACAAAAACTCCAATTTACGGAATTTGGCACACAATGATGCAACGGTGTTATGACAAAAATACTGAGTCATATCCAAGATACGGAGGTCGTGGAATCAATGTCTGCGATAAATGGCAGTCGTTTGAAGGATTTTATAAAGACATGGGTGATAAACCAAAAGGTATGTCTTTAGAGCGTTTAGATAATAATGGTGATTACTGCCTAGAAAATGTGGTTTGGGCAGATTACAAAACCCAAGCGAACAACCGACGAAGCAATGTTGTTTTAGAACATAACGGAAAGAAACAAACTATGCAGCAATGGTGCGATGAACTAAACCTTAAAATTGGAACGGTTTGGGCAAGACTTAATACATATGGCTATTCCGTTGATAAAGCACTAACCCCAGGATGGAGGGCTAAAAATGCTAGCTAATAAAGCGTTATCAGCAGCACCATCTGCTGTACCAGTTTTTGTCGAAGACATTTTTTCGAGTTATTTATACACAGGAAACGGTTCTACACAGACGATCACCAATAACATTGATCTGTCTACTAAAGGTGGAATGGTTTGGATTAAGAAAAGAGATTCTGGCGTAGATCATGTTTTACAAGATACTGAAAGAGGAACTGGCGTACGCATATCTTCAAATACAACAACTGGAAATACATCCGACTCAACTTGTATTACTGCATTTAACTCTTCAGGGTTCAGTCTTGGTTCTACACTAAATTCAAATGCAGCAACCTACGTTTCATGGACATTTGCACAACAGGAAAAGTTCTTTGATGTGGTGACGTATACTGGTAACGCTACTAACCGTACAATCAACCACAATCTTGGTAGCACACCAGGTTGTTACATTGTCAAGCGCACAGACTCTACAAGCAATTGGTTTGTATGGCATCGTAGCCTCGGTGGTAACGATAAATACGTTACCTTAAACTCCACTAACGCTACATCAACCAGCACAACGCATTGGAATAATACTGGCCCCACCAGCACTACCTTTAGTATTGGCACTGATACTGATGTAAACACTAACAGTGCTACTTATGTTGTTTACCTCTTCGCCCACGATGCTGGCGGCTTTGGTGCGTCTGGCTCGGATAATGTGATTACCTGTGGGTCTTACACAGGAACTGGAAGCGCACAAACTATTAGTTTGGGTTATGAACCACAATGGATATTAATAAAACAAACTTCAAACGCTACCGCTTGGAACATTTGGGACAATATGCGCGGAATGCTTGTTGGTGGTACAGATCCTTACTTACAACCAAACTCATCCGCTGCTGAAGATGGTGCTGGTGCATTTGATTTTTTAGCACCAACGGCAACCGGAATAACTATTGATCCAACAAGTTCTGGATATAACTTTGTTAATTTTAACGGTGGAACCTACATCTACATCGCCATTCGCCGTGGGCCGATGAAGACTCCTACGAGTGCGACGAGCATATACAACGCAATAACATATACAGGAAATAATACTTCTCGTAATGTAACTGGGTTTGGTTTTCCTGTTGATTTAATTATTGGCAGTCGCAGAGATGTAGCTAATACCAAAAAAATTTGGTCTGATCGTTTAAGAGGTAAATATTTAGCTGTTTATTCCACTTCTACAAGTGCAGAAGCAAATGAAACGCAAACAGTAACTGATTTTGCTCTTCAAGATGGTATTACCGTTGGAACAGACAATAATCTTAATGAAAATAGCATTGGTATTGTTGTGTGGGGTATGCGCCGCGCCCCCGGCTTCTTTGATGTGGTCTGCTATACAGGCACTGGTTCTGCTACAACGGTTAGCCATAACTTAGGTGTTGCGCCTGAAATGATGATTGTGAAGCGGCGCAGTACAGCAGACAACTGGTTTGTATATAGCCAGACACTTGGCAACTTAAAGCAAATCGCACTTGATGGCTCTGGCGGAGCAAGCGGCAACAATAACGATTATTGGAATAGCACTTCGCCCACATCGACAGTGTTCACTGTTGGCGTAGATAGCGCTGTAAATGCATCAAGCAGCACTTACGTTGCCTACCTCTTTGCATCTTTGGCTGGTGTAAGCAAGGTAGGCAGTTACACCGGCACAGGCACAACCCAAACTATCAACTGCGGATTCACAGCGGGTAGTCGGTTTGTGTTAATCAAGCGCACTGATAGTACAGGTGACTGGTATGTTTGGGACTCTGCAAGAGGTATTGTCAGTGGTAACGATCCCTACTTGCTTTTTAATTCGTCCGATGCTGAAGTTACCAACACTGATTATATTGACACCGCAAATTCAGGGTTTGAGATCAGCAGCACCGCTCCAGCGGCGATAAACGCCAATGGCGGCAGTTTCATATTTTTAGCAATTGCATAAGGAATAATCATGTATAGAATACGTTCAACTGGCGAAGTCAAATCTCAAGGCGCAGTCAGGAGTCTTTATCCAAACACCTCGTTCCCTAGCCAATGGACACCCGCCCTGGTTGAAGAACTTGGCCTAGATCCGGTGTTTGAGACACCAGCACCTACAGTTACTCGCTATCAAACAGCCTTCAAAGACGGTGTAGAGCAAGTCGCTGGCAAGTGGGTATGGAAGTGGTCTATCTCGGAAATGGACGATGAGACTAAAGCCGCCAAAGATGCAGCACAGGCTACGGCAGTTCGCGCAGATCGCGATAAGCGGTTAACTGACTCAGACTGGACTCAGGTTGCTGATGCTCCCGTTGATAAAGCAGCATGGGCAACCTACCGTCAGGGACTACGGGACGTTCCGGCACAGGCTGGCTTTCCATGGGACATTACTTGGCCGGTGAAACCATGACCACAGAGGCCACAAAACACGCCGTAGACGCCGTTTCTGTCGTCACCGTAATCGGGACCCTCGCCGAGATACTTCCAGCCGTTGCAGCCCTTTTTACGATTATCTGGACTAGCTTTCGGATATACGAGACCAAAACGGTTCAGGGCTGGCTGAAAAAGAAATGACCACAATCGCTGCTCGCGCTTCTACGGGAGAAATTGCCGCAGATAGCATGGTGAGCGGCGATGACTCCTTTTATCTCGTGCAAAAACTGAGACTTGGCAAGGGTTCCATATACGGGGCTTGCGGAGATTGGGATAAATGCTTGAAAATGCTACAGGTTTTGGAGTCTGGGGGAGACCTCGACTCCGATACCGACGTGACCGTTCTTGAGCTTCGATGTGATGGCCTATGGATTTACGAGGGGACCATCATACCGGCGCGTATTAAGAACGATTTTTGGGCCATAGGAACCGGAGCGAATTTCGCCATCGCAGGGATGCACTTAGGTCTATCTCCTGCCGAGGCTGTAAAACTCGCTTGTCAGTACGACACCAGTTCCCATGAGCCTGTAGACGAAATGCGCTTGGGAGGGGTTCGTGGCAGGAAAAAAAATATCGGATGAAGCAATAATCGAGGCGTTAAAACGGCTTGGCAGTCCATTACACGCCGCCAAAGAGTTGGGCATGGATGTCACCAACGTCTACAAAAGACGCAACTCCATTCAAAAGAACTTGGGCATCAGCCTTCCAAGTTTTAATGCAAAGCAGGAATCTGTCGTAAAGACCATCATCCCCGAGAACCGCAGGATCATTCAGCACGAGGTACAAGATGGAATGGTATTTGTTGCCTCTGATTGTCATTATTGGCCTGGGGAAGTCACTACAGCGCATCGGGCGTTTATCGCTCTGCTCAAGAAATACAAACCACAGACCATCATCCTTAACGGGGATGTGTTTGACGGCTCTCGAATATCGCGGCACGAGCCACTCATGGGAACCAACCCGCCCACCCCCAAGCAAGAAATCGAAGCCTGCCAGGACCGATTAGATGAGATACGCAACGCTAGTAAAAATGCTAGGTGCTTGTGGACTTTTGGTAATCACGATGTCAGGCTGCACCGCTATATTGCTATCAACGCTCCTGAACTCTCAGATTTCAAAGGACTCTTTGACTACTTCCCCGGCTGGCACACGGGCTGGCGAGTAGACATCAACGAGGATGTGATCGTCAAGCATCGGTGGCATAATGGGGTACACGCAAACTATAACAATACGCTCAAGTCTGGACGTAGCATTGTTACAGGACACCTTCACCAACTCAAAGTAACCCCGTGGTCAGATTACAACGGGCGACGATACGGTGTGGATACGGGAACTCTTGCAGAGCCGTATGGTGAGCAATTTGTATATACAGAAAGTAACCCTGTGAACTGGTGTTCAGGGTTCGCTGTGCTGACGTTCAGACAAGGAAAACTACTACCACCA